ATTAACTTGGGAATCTTTTACGGTATGGGTGCGAGAAAACTTTCCAATGAGTTGGGAATCGAAACCAACGAGGCCAAGTTACTTTTACAAGAATATAATCAGAGAGTACCATTTGTTAAACAACTAGCGAACAGATGTATGGAATCTGCTGAGAAGTACGGATCTATACGGACCATACGTGGACGTAAATGTAGATTTGATAAGTGGGAACCAATGGCATGGGGGTTGTTTAAATCAGAGACCTACGAATCAGCAATTGAAAAATATGGAAAGAATAATATTAAACGAGCTGGTACTTACAAAGCATTAAATAGATTAATACAAGGTTCAGCTGCAGATCAAGTTAAGGTGGCTATGATTGAATGTTATAAAGCTGGTTATCTACCCTTGATACAAATACATGATGAATTATGTTTTAACATTAGACCTGCAAAAGACGCAGATGAAATAAAAAAAATAATGGAAGATTGTATAAGTGAACTTAAAGTCCCTTCTTTAGTCGATGTAGCTATTGGTAAAGATTGGGGATCAGCACATGACTAAACCTATAGAGTGCACAGACTGTAAAAAATTAGCAATCATTAAAGAAAAAGATAAATATTATTGCGCAGAGTGTTACCTTAAAAAAGAGGGCATAAAACCCTTGTATCAAATTAATGATTTTTAAAAAAATATTAGTAAAGACTAAGTTTCTGTTTTTTCTTCGTCTTTATCTATATCTAAAAGACCAGCTCTAGCGTCAATCTCACTTTGTTCATTGATTTTGACTCTGATGTTTTTGATCTTTATGTCTATCCACTTCATGTCAGTAGTCACTCTACCCTGAGCTAACGCTTTGTTGGCCCATTGCGACTCCAGCTGTAGTTTCTCCGATATTAACTTCTGTAACATCGTCGACCTCCTCGTAAGTTACAAAACAACGACCTGGATCAGAAAATCCTTCATCTTTAGGTTTGATTTTACCTTCAAAACCTTGTTTAAAGAATTCAACTAATGCTCCAAAGTCGTCATCAGCTTTAACTTTCGCATCGTAATAGTTGCTTTTATAACGAACTTGTATACGATACGTCTTCATGTATGTAGATTAATGAAAATGGGAGGAAAAGTCAAGTATCATGCAGGATCACCTTTTTTATCAGGGTTTGGTACTGCTCGGCATTCAAATTTAACAACTATTTTGTTGTTTTCTATATATTCTCTATCAAATTGTTCAATTTCTTCTAATGATTTAAACGTACCATGAGCTACTCTATAACCATATTCTACACAATCGTAATGAGATGTAAAAGTAAACCCTGGTATATGATGATTAGGGCATTGATTATTTATCGTGCTGCACATGTATAAAACTAAAATAAATTTCATAAAACCACCTTACGATTTATTTTATTGCTTGACAATCACCATGTCAATACTATATTCATGGGATATGAAGAAATTGGTAGCTGAACAGACAACTATAGATACAGAACTAAAAACCATCGACCAAGGATCAAGGTTAGATCTTAGCGATGGCAATACGCAACGTTTTTCAGTTGAAATAGATAGAGATTCAAAACAAATAAAATTATTTATAGGGACCAAAGAGAATGATGTCATAACCATGGACGATCACACAAGGTTAGAAAGAATCTTTAACACTTTGCTTAATACCGTAAAACAAAAGATAACTTTTTGGAAGGTTAATTAAATGAATGTATATAGTTGGAAAGAGCTAAATGCAAAAGTTGATAGTCTTATCAAATCTGTAAAAGAATCAGAATTTAAGGACGAGGCTTTCATTGATATTATTGCTGGACGTATAGCAGATATTACATTAGTGCTAGGCGAAACTGGATATAATTTATTTGATAAAACAATTGCCAAAAGGATGATTAATGCGGAAATTAAAAAATGATGAAGATTTTATTAATTTTAGTCGTTATGTTTGTTTTGCTATGGCTATCTTTTCCGCGCACGATTTCAATCTTGGTTCTAGCGATGTTGATAGGACTGACATGAGTTTAGGTAAAGGCATAGATATGAATCACCCTGTTATAAAATGGGTAAAAATGCTAATGGAAAATTATGACATTGGTGATTTAATAGATGAACATATTGTAGGAGAAGATCCACCACTTAATGATGCAGAATGTCAAAAAAGATTAAAAAAGTTTTTTGAAGCTTTTGAACAGAAGACTGGGTACACACCAGAAAAGGCTATTAAAGATATACGTAGTTTTATGAATTAACAAGGAGAAAAAATGACAAAAGAAAACGAAGGTAGAGCAAAAACAAAAAAGATAGTTATTCAATTAGAAGATTGGATTGATAACATAGAAGCTTGGGAAGAAAACATCTATGCATTCATGGTGTATGGAAAAGATCTTTTGAAGTTTATGACGGACCAGCATCCTGAAACTAAGAAAGCATTTATGAATGCACGAAAAACACCCAAAGGTAAAATGGAGAGATCTCCAGACTATCCTTGTATGGTTAGTTTTACTGATGGTGATTACTTTGATCAACAAATTGAAACAGGAAAAAGACAAGCTGAAATTAAAGCTTTAACAGAACTTAAAAATGGTTGATCAATCTTTAGATGAGATAAGGACGGTACAGGAGGCCAACAAAGGTCGACGGCATGATGAGATTAAGAATGCTTATAAAAAAAGAATATCTAACTTTACTAAAGATTGTTCTGTTCAAAGTTTAGAAAAAATAGTAACAATAATTGAGAAAGAAAAGGATAAATTATGAATGTAATGAGACATAAATCAGTTGCAGTGCGCAAACCAGACTACGATGTTTTAAAAGGATTATGTGGCAAAGAACATAGAGGGCCAAGTCAATACATATCGCTGTTAATCAAAAAAGAAGTAGAACGACGGGCGAAGGATCGTAAAATGACTCCAGAAGCTTATATTAAAAAGATATTAGTCGATAAAAAATAGCACTTGTATTAAAATACAATTAAGAGTATAAGCGAGATAGTTGACGTTCAACTATAAAAACGAATCATTTTCTATTTACATTTTTCATTTTAATAACAATAATTTAGGAGTATTTGTGGCTGAACTAGACAACGCAATAAAACTAATCGCTTCTCGTACCAATCGTGAAGAGTTTAAAAAAATAAAATCCGTTTTATACGGATTGTTTTGTGGAGCTAGTTTTGGATTTGATGATAGTGGCATGGCCTTCAGAGTTCACCTTGATCAGATCCGCAATAAAACAGATAAGGAGAAACTTAATGCGAGAGTATTACGCGTAGTTAAGTGACTTAAATGAGGGCTGGGTGATCTCTTTTGTCATCTACAGAGCTACCATTCTGGCCCAGTCCTCGTTTAATTCATAACCATGTTAATCGAGGAGCTAAAAACAGGATATGAGTCTAAAAAAATATTACCAGAACAAAAATTATGGAGGGCTGTTCTCCAACGCGCTTTTGAAGATGTTATATATCCTGGTTTGGAGAGACCGTTGGTGGTACAGAAGTATAAGGCACACGGTTGGTTCTCTGATGGGGGTGACGATTTTAATATTATCTGTTCTTTGGCTGGGTTTGATTACACTTACGTATACGACGTTTACCAACGAATGATAGATAATGAGCAGGTCTACTTCTCAAAAGATCAAATCGAATACATTAATTGGCGCAAAGAATATAACAGAAAAAGAAAAATACGACTTTGAGTTAAAATACAGAATAGTTAAACGGTCCACTAAAGAATGTAGTAAATGTGGTATTACAAAAAATTTACAAGAATTTTATTTTAAAGCTGGTAAACGAAGACTCCAGGCGGAATGCAGAACGTGTTTAAATTCTAGTCGTATTGCAAAACATTCATCTAATCCAATAGAGTATATAGATTATCTTACAAAAAATTTAAGAAATAATAGTATACATAAAAAACGTAAAAAATCTAAATTACAACGTCATGAGTATTTAGAAATATTTAAGTTGCAGCATGAAAGGTTCGGTGTCCGTTGTCCATATTCAGGCATAGAGATGACCTGGGAGCTTGGTTTAGGTAAGGCTAAGGAAACTAATATAAGTATTGATAGATTCGACTCTACGAGGCCGTATGAGTGGGGAAACGTGGTGTTTTGCTGTTGGTTTGTAAACCGTATGAAATATGATTACACAGATTTAGAGTTTATTGGTGCGTGTGAACATATTGCAAAAAATAAAGAAGGGTTTACTAAAGTGAGAAAGTATCTTAAAGAAAAGGCCCAGTGGACGAAAAAAATCAACTAAAAAAACCACTGGGCCGAGAGGGAGTAATTAATACCCAGTTAAGTTTTATTCATGTGCTACCTCCATGTCAACAATTTATCACGGATCATGGACGACGGCAAATAATATAGTTTAGAATAGTTCTAAATTATGGTATCTTCTAAGGCACAGTAAGGTACAGACAGTTATGATGTGAAAAATAGTACCGAGTACACTGAAACCAGGAAAACAGACTATTATCCTTATATACCAATGGTTATTCTTTCAGTGTAGTACACTGAAAGTACACTGAATTTCAGTCTACTATAAGTAACTCTACTGGTTAGGTGACCTTTTTTGTGGTATGGATATATATTTAGATTATTATACCTATATAGATATTAAAAATTATGAATACTGTTGGAGCATTAAAGAAACGTTTAAAAGGAGCTGAGTTCTTGACTCCTAAGCAAAGAACATTTGCTGAGTATTTTGTATCTAGATATCCAGACGTTACTAAAAAAGAAGCTGCTAAAGCTGCTGGGTACGCTGACAAAATTTGTGAGAAGACAGGTAGTTTATTAACTAATCCTGATAAATACCCTCATGTGGTTGCTTACATTGAGAAGTTAAGAGATTCAGCTGCTAAAACTTACAAAGATCATTACAGACATTTAAGAAGATTAGACGATTTATCAAAAAAAGCAGAGGACAAAGGACAACTAGCTGCTGCGATTAACGCAGAGTTTAGGTTAGGTCAATCTGTTGGTTTATATATTGACAAGAAAGAAATTAAAGTTCAAGACCTTTCAGCAATGTCAAAAGACGAATTAATTAAACAGATAAATGAGCTACGTGATGAAATACCAAACAGCAAAGTCCTTGAAATCGAAGCCGAAGAAGGTGACGACTCGTTGGAAGACTGAAAAACAATTTTGGAACGCTTTTCATAAGCTTCATAACTCTCATTTAATCTCAACTAATGTAGGAGCAGTAAGTGTCCATATTGAAAAAAAAGATAAGAGTTAATTACGAAGATGTTAAAATTGATCTTGTTTCACCTACTAATGATAACGACGATCATTATTTTGGGGAGTATGATTCTGTAAAAAATATTATTCAATTAGACAAGACTCAATCATCAAGATCACTTGCTAATTCACTTTTACATGAAGTATTACATTCAGTCATTTATCATACTGGTCTTAACTCTGATGGTAATTGTTTAGCTGCAGACAAAGATGAAGAGCTTGTTGTCAATAATTTAACTAACACTCTTTCCCAAATAATTAGAGACAATAAATGGTTCTTACCTTACATACAAAAGAATATAAATTCAGGAGATAAAACCAATGAAAAAACAGGAATCAAAACTATACGAAGAGCTAAGAAAAGCGTTACCAAACGTACACTTTCAAAGAATAGAAACAAACGTAGGACTCGGAGTTCCAGACGTTAATGGGTGCTGTAAAGGTATAGAGTTTTGGTTAGAGCTTAAGGTAAGTTCTGGTACAGCGATTCGATTATCTAAGTTTCAAAAATCGTGGATTATCAGGCGTGGTAGAGAAGGAGGAAGAGTATTTATCTTGCGAAAGGCCCTCTCGGAGAGAGCTTTGAAACTGTACCAGTGGACATCGGCCATGGTTCATGAGCCATCAACCCCCGTCCCGTTTGCCAATTTCCCATATCCCGTTGACTACGGCCAACTTCTAGATACCATCCTGAAGAGTCCTGAAGCGCAGCCAGGGACCGTGCAGCTGGATCCGTGATTTCCCATTTCCCATCTGCCATTTCCCATTGCAAATTCAACATTTTTTAACCATGGACGGTGAGCCCTTCAGGAGCTGGTACCGCGTACCGAAGAGGTGAAGTCCCATTTCCCATTGGTAATCCACGCTTTTGTTCAGAAAAGCAGGACTGCAGCATCAGGATGCGGACCCGCAGCGTGATCCAAGCTGGTAAAATAAATACTTGACATCAGCGTGGGATAATATATATACGACCATGGTAGCTCAATAAATTTCAAACAAGATAGCTCCTGTTTGCGTCCGTTGGGCTACCGTCATCTGGTCTGGTGATGAAGGAAACCTTATAAGTAGCGAATGTTTTCGGACAGGGAACCACGAAGGTCAGACCTTGGGGCACTCGAGAAAAAGCTTCCCACTGTAGTCCAAGACTAGTCGCTCGGTGTTTATGGCGAAACCTATGATGCCCCATCTCCCACTTCCC